GAACAATAACTTCTCTTGATAAATTAATAGCATCTTGAATTAATCTAAAGAAAACATATATTCCTATATTTGAACCCGTATTATCGTAACCAGTAATTTGCTGAAAGAAATCTGGATTTAAGATTAACTGACTGTTATTAACATCAGTAGCCGCAATTTCAACTTGGAAATCATCTACATAACCGTCGGATTGAACAGTTTGTCCTAAAATATTAACTTTTACATCTTTACCTAAACTTTGTGAAGAATTAGGCTGAGAATTTACTTGTAAAACATTAATAAAGTCTTGAATAATTTTTCCAGTAAACGGATCGTATACTAACTCATCTCGTGCAAACGTAAATCTAGTATCCGCAACACTACCAAAGTAATAAGTTAATGACTTAAGTGTAACAGTATATCTACCTGATCCCATACTTTGAAATTTAACAAAATAATTCTCGTCGGTTATAGGTCTAATAGTCCATCTTTCTTGATTTATAGTAAGGGCGTTATTGAATACTAATGTAAAATTCTGTTCAAGTTCCATACGAACTACACACTCATTAATTAAAGTAGCAGATAATGAGTTGTCAAAAACAGGTATAACGCTAACTAATATTGATCCTGAAGGAACATATCCGTTTAGTGTTACGGGTCCTGTTCCATTAGCGAAACCACCTTCGCCGTTATTACTACCGTCTCCTATAACGTTTAATACAGTAGTCCAAATAAAATATTGTTCAGAATTTGCGGGGATCCCTGCTACCAATCTATTGTTGGCATCATAGTAAAATCCTGACGGTGCACGAAATCTTAAAATTGATCCAGTAGTAACATACTTTGCATTAGTAGTAGTAAAGGTTCCCAACGAAGCGGGAGTATTATTACTACCAGATATGTTATAAAAATATCCTGATTCACTAGAAGCATCTACTGAACTAGTTTGCCAATATACCCAAGTGTTGTTAGGAGCTACTTGTGTATTTGTAATAGTATATCTAGGATAATTCTGAATGTAATACTGATTAGCTTTATTTTCTGCAAGAACAGACGCAAGTGTATTATTAAAGAATGCAATAATATCACTTATGTTATCTATAGTAAGTTCTAAAAATCCGTCAGTATCGTTTTGATAAAGAGCACCATCTGAACCAAACGAATTAGTACTTGAATATTTTCCTGTTGGGTCTAATAAGTCAAAGTTTTTAGAAATACCCACTGAACTACGATTAATTGCTTTACTTTTTATAATAGAACTATAAAGAGTATAAGGGAAGTTGTTGTAGTCTTCACCGTTTACCATTCTGTTTTGCGTGTAATAACGAGTAGGTGCTCGTTGTTTAATTTCTGATAAAGGCTCTCTAACTTGCGCGTTAGATACAGCAAGTGGTAACTCTAATCCCAATGTTAGTGTTTCATTTCTTCCTTGACGATTCACATAAGTAAACGCTACCGTAATGCCTTGCATTTCTGACGGGTCAATTACATATGTTTGAGCGTTACTAGAACGTACATATGCTCTAAATAATCCTACCGGTACTTCAGAAAATACGCCATCACCGAAAATATAAGTAACTTGATCGTTAAATCTAGAATTTACTGAAAATATTTTTTTGTCAGAAAACTCTGTTTGTAGGTATGCGTCTGCATAAACGTTGTCAACTTTTCTCCAAAGTGTTCTATCACCATTGTTATTGTTTAACTGATATAACCACGTGTCTGTATTATTAACACCTTGAATACTACCTATATCTACTGTTTGATTTGATATTTGTTGTTCTAAATTAAAATCAAAGTTTTGTAGTGTCCCTTGTTTGAAGTAGAAAAAGAATCCAGTTTCAGGACTACCGTATCCCAACTTGTCATTACGATATAAAATGTTAAATCTACTACTAGGGTCAGGTGGAATTTCGTATATATAATCTTCACCTAAACTAGTTACAGATACTAACTCAAAACTCATGTTCTGTCCATCCACTGAAGAAGTAAACGGAGCAATAGGCAAACTGTTGTCAGGAATTTTTATTGAATATTCGTTTGTTGTTACATTCACTATGTCAGTAGAATTACCCGGTCTACCTATGCGTTGAGTATCAACTAGAGTAGCATTGATAATAGTGTTGAATTGTTCTAACCAATTTGGATTTGCTGGGTCATTCCAAAGTATAGGTATATTATTTAAATTAACACCATTGATGTCTAAAAGATTTTGTGTAGTTTGGATACTAGTAACTTTCAAATAACCTTGAGCGGCTAAGTTTCTTTTAGGAGTATAGCTTACTAAGTTTGCTAACTTGATTACTGAGTCTCTGCGTTCAGCAGTGTCAATAAAGTTTTCACGAGAGTTTAAGTCGTTTCTAAAAGCAAGACCCTGACCCATATAAGCCATAACGTCAAGCAGAGCAATAAACTCTGAACTTTCAATATAGTCGTTAAAAGTTTCAGGATAATATAATTGCAAATAGTCTATAAAACTCTTTCTAAGAGTTTCATAGTCATAGCTTCTAAAATCCGCTTCTCTGAATGTCTGGTAAATCTGCTTCCAGTCATTGACTCCAAAAAGTCCGCTTTGTCTAGATGATGTTGCCATAATAAGTCTCGGTTAATATATACTATATTTATCATTTTGAAAAACCGAGAGTTTTATGATTTATTAAATTCTAGAGGCTACACTAGTATCTTGATTAAAAAATACATTTAAAACTAATGCTTGATTGAATGGAGTTACTGCCATTTCTACTTCTATTAGTATACCGTTGTCACGAGGATAAATATTTACATAGTTAAGTTGAAGTCTTGGATCTAAACTAGCAACTCTTCTGACTTCAGTTTCTAACTGCTGCTGCGTATCAAAATTATTAGGCTCAAATACAAAACTCCAAAGAGTAGTTCCATATCCTGGTTGTCCTACTTTTTGTCCTAAGGGTATATTAAGTGCATTTATAAAGTCTTGAATAACTAGTTGACTATCCACCATTCTAAACTTTTTACCAAATACGATAGGATCAGTTATACCGCCGGTGCCGGCATCACTACCGGGCCTAGCGTTAGTAGTTTTTGGTTTGTCTGCATTTATTGTACTGAATCCGATGTATGTTGGCATGATGTATTTATTCTTTTATTGTTGGTTACTTATTGCGTCTATTCTTGCTTGATAGTCTCTTTTCTTAGCAAATAGTGCATCAAGTTTTGCTTGTACTTCATCTTTTTTACGTTTAACTTCGGGATCGCCGGCTGGAGAATTTTGCTCTTCTGTTAATACAGCTATACCCTCTGTTTGTTTTACCCTTAATATTTGTATATTTACACCCTGTATCTTTTCTCTAAGATCAATTATTTCTCTGTCCACTCGTCTTATATCAGTTAAGCTTTGTACAGCCTGTCTAGAAACTTCTCCAGTAAAAGTTGGATTAGGTATTCCTGGATCTCCTAACAATGAAACTGTTTTCTGATTGATAGATTCTCTGTTAGTAGTGTTTACTGCAACTGATAATGTTCTAGATTTTCCTTTGCCGCCAAACAATGATTTTACAGCAGAAATAGCAGACATTGCACCAGCAATAGATCCTATCGGCAATCCTGAAAGAGATTTTGCTAGTCCACCTGATAATCCACTAGTTATACCTCCTAGTCCACCTGTTAAGCTACTAGTTATACCTCCTAGTCCACCTGTTAAGCTACTAGTTATACCTCCTAATCCGCCTGTTAAGCTACCGGTTATACCGCCTAGTCCACCTGATAATCCGCTAGTTAAACTGCTCAAGTCACCTGGTAATTTTGGAAGAGGTAAATTATTCATTGCAGAGCTAAAAGATCCAGTGACTAATGACGATATTTGACCAGATCCGGGAATGCTAGTTAAATTTGGTAATGCTTTATCAGTAAAAGATGCAATTGATTTCAATCCACCGGGCATATTGATTATCCCGCTAGCTATATTAGTAGATTCCAAGAGTGAAGTGCCAGTGAATCCCTGTAATGCTTGAGCACCTAACGAACTAACGGGATTTAATTTACTAATAACATCTGCGCTAGCTTGCCCTACTACATTAGAAAGTGAATCAGAAACTATTTGCTGACTACTAACCGAAGTACCTAAATTAGTAGCTACTCCAGCTCTGAAAGAAGGGAATGACAAGTTTATTGCAGAAAATGTAGAGCCCACAATACCGGTATTACTTGCTATCGGGCCACTAATACTTGGTGATATAGACATCGCATTTACTGCTTGTGAAATTCCGCCGAAGCCTTCTATTGTGTTTGTTGCTTCTGTCACAGATGCGGTAGCTAAACCTATGTCTCTTAGTACAGAAGAATCAGTAGTATTTTTATTAACTACAGTTCTTACTGTAGTTACTGTGTTACTTAAACCAGAGTTAACACCTGAAAAAACCACTCCTGCTATTTGACCTGATGTTTCTCTTCCTGTAATTACACCCGTATTAGTTAACGCTGTTTGTGATTGTCGCAGTGTTGTAACAACCGTGTTAGTTTGAGATTGTATTTGTCTAGTATAGGTACTTAAATTCTCTGCACCAGAGTTACCAGTAAACAATGTACTTGGCATAGCCTGCGTAATATTAGCCCCTGAACTTACTAATGAATTAATTAGCCTATCTGATCCCGGTTTCAAGACACCAGCACTTGCTAGTTGCGCCGGGCTTTGTGCAAATGCTCCTATCGCAGCGATTCTTGACGAACCCACATTTACTACGGATGCTCCTCGTTGTATAGCCGAAGATAGAGGTCCTGAAGCTGCTTGCTGAGCAGTAGCACCTATTAGTGCAGTAGTAGCTGAACTGTTTAAAGATTTGCTAATGGCTCCGGCAGTAGGCGAGGACAATGCAGTTGCTAGTCTTGCCGGCACAGCACCTGTTCTAAGTCCTGCTTGTACTACATTAGATAAAGCTGAACTAGGACCCTGAGGTAGTTGTGAAGAAGAACTTAGATCAACCTTTATGTCTACTCCTTGACCTGCATGAGCCCATGGCGCGTGAGCAGGTGCCCTAGATGTTACACTCATCAACTTACCAGGCGCTGCGGTAAATCCCTTTTGATTATCAAAAAGAGTATCAGTGTGCGCTATTAAAGGAGTAGGTGCTGCATCTAAAGGAATAATAGGAGATTTACCTGTGTTTAAATTTATTAGTCCTCCGTTTATAAAAGTTAATGCAGTACTTGAGAATGAAGCTATACCGGTAGCTTGAAGACTCATTGCTCCTAAAACTTTAGTTGTAACCATTCCTAAAGCAGAAGTTATTAAGTTC